ACCACAAGATTTTTCTGAAGATAAATATGATGAATTACTTGCTAGAGATGAGCAAGGTAACTTAACACATACAGTATGGAGTAAACCATGAGTTTAATTAAAGTAAAAGGAAGTTCTATTGATGGAGCTTTACCAGCTATATCTGGAGCTAGTCTTACAAATTTACCAGCTGCTACTTCAGTAGCTTTTCCAGCAACACAAAGTGCTAGTGCAGATGCAAATACTCTTGATGACTATGAAGAAGGAAGCTGGACACCAACTGTAGGAGCAACAGCTGGCTCTATTACTTCTTATACTGTTACACAAGCAAGATACACTAAGATTGGAAGATTAGTCATAGTGCATGTTTATTTTGATGTAGGAAATCATGGCAATGCAAGTGGTAAAGTTACTTGTACGTTACCTTTTACTACTGCAAGCACAAGCACATCAGCAAGTGGTGGCAGAGAAATTGGACATACTGGTCATGGAATATCAATCCAAGCTGGCGGTAATGTTAATTATGTAACTATAGCAATGACAGATGATGGAAGTTTCCCAGTCAATGGTGGCTATAACTTTTTTCATTATTCATACCATGTTTAAGGAGGTGATTATATGGCGTTAGAAAAAACAACTGAAATAGTGCAAATTGAAATTGTAAATCCTTACAAACATATTCAAGTTGCTAGAGATGTTATTGTAAAAGAAGATGGCAACGAAGTATCAAGAAGCAGACAAAGAGTAGTCTATGCTCCTGATGATGATGTATCTAGTGAAGTACAAGACGTAAAAGATTTAGCAGATAAATTTTGGACAGATGAAATTAAAGCTAGTTGGCAATCTAAAAAAGAGGAAGTTGCAAATGAACTTTAATCCTAAATGTGATTGCGAACTAAATAAAGACGATTGCGATTGTCAGTAGATGCAAAACTTTATAGCTTTAGTGCTTCTAACATTGTTAGTTGTTGCTTCCAAACCTGTTTTTTCAGATACAAATTCACAAACAAATCAATCTGGTAGTAACACAAATATTACAGGTGGCTACACAACAACAAACAACAACACATATCAATCTGGATCATCTAATGACACGACTTCTACAACTACTAATAACACTACGAACACTACAAGTAATAAGTCTACTGTACCACCTCCTAGTGCCAATTCACCATCATACAGTTCCATGTCGCAAGATGTTTGTAGCATGGGCGTTAGTGGTAGTATTTCTACTAGCTTGGTTGGTGTTAGTGGGGGTAAACATTTTGTCGACCTTAACTGTGAACGTATAAAATTAGCGAAAGTCACAAAAGATTTTGGCATGTCTGTAGCAGCTGTATCAATATTGTGCCAGGATGAAAGAGTGTTTAGGGCCATGATGATTTCTAATACACCTTGCCCAGCACCAGGTGGTTTATTAGGTGACAAAGCCATAGAATTTTGGGAAACCTATCCAGAATTAAGACCAGATTATGAATATTATATTACACAAAAAGATTACATTGATAAAATCAACGCTGATAAAGTTTGCACTAATTGTGATGTGCAACCTTTTAATATCAACATACACGATAGGTGAAACATCAACTACAGGTAACTTATTACCAAATGCAAACGATGGTGTAGATTGGGGATCTTCTCAAACTGACATGATTAATGATGGTGGTAGTGGCTTTGTTTCTAACGGATCTGTTGTTAATGGATTTACAATAACATGTCCTACATCACAAGCAAACTGTGGTTATAAATATAATGTTGGTGGTGATTTTGAAGTTACAGGTACAGCGACTGTAAGTGTTGATGATATATCATTAACTAGCAATTCTATAACACAACAAATGCTAGATAATGGAATAACATTAAACAGCAAAATAGATGTTGCTAATTGTGAAAGTGTACAAGGAAATTGTGAAAACAAAACAGGTGATGATGATTCACATACAACAACTGTAGATCTTAAAGATAATACTGGAAATATTTTAAGTACAGTATCACAAACAAGAACAACTATAACTGGATTTCAAGGTAATTGTAATGGTTATCCTGGAGTAAGTGGTGATGGCAGATCTATAGGATGTGGCCAATACACAGATACAATAATTTATAATGATATTGGCAGTAACAAAGTAGACTGGTCCTGGAGTGGTACAGACAGTCACGGATCTACATCCAGTAGAGGTGGTCCAAATCTTTTAGGTGCATCTTTAAATATGACGTATTCTAATACTGAATACAATCCAATAGATAATAATATTGAAGAAGAAATAAACAATATAATTGTTGAGTATGAAGAACTACCACCAATAACAGAACTACCAATATTTGAAGATATTACCTGGGAAGATAATTTTATTTTTACTGATGAAATTATTGAAAATGATTTTACAATTATATCAGTTGACGATTTTGAAGAGCTTGAAACTTTTGAAGATTTTGAAGAACTAGAGATAGCTGAAGAATTTGAAACTATCTTTGAAGAAGAATTTTCAGATGAAGAAATGGAAATTTTAGAAGAGGAGTTTGCAGATGAATTTGATGAACTTACTGATGAAACCATGGATGATGTTGTTGAAGATGAGCCAACTGAAATGGTTGAAACAGAGACCAAAGAAGAGAGTTTTACGGAAAGTAAAAATGAAGAAAAAGAAATAGCAGAAGCTAACGAAGATGAAGAAGAAATAAAAGGAGAAAACAATGAAACCATTGCAGAAGAAAAAACCGAAACCAAGAAAACCAAAGGGTTACTAGAAGAAGAAAAAGAAATAGAAGTTACAAAAACAGATGACAAAAAAATAAGTATAGATCTTATTGATAATGTTTCTGTTGAGGTAAAAGAAATTTCTTTGTTTGATGATGGCAGTAAATTATCTGCTTATGATAATACAGATTTTTATCAGCCAGAAAATATTTATACAAATGTAGATAATACTTTGTTTATACAAGCAGATCTATCTATCTACAACAAAGGTATATATCTTAATATAGGTTTAGATAATTATATATCTACTGATCCTGTTGGTCAGCATGAGAAAAAAATATACGACCTTAAAGTACAAAAACTATCAATAATGATAGAATTACAAAAACTAAAGGATTTATTATGATACAAAAACTAACTAACTATGCATCTATTATAGGTGTTATTGGTGCAATAGGTGGTGGATTTTACGCCTGGGGTGAGTTTAATACTAGACTTGATGCAATAGAAAACAAAGAGTTTGTTGTTAATGAAACTGTAGACCTCGCTCCAATAAATGAAAAGATTTCAGATCTAGAAGTAGAAATATTAGATCGTATGTCTGCACTAGAAGATGAGTGGATGGCAAGAGATAATGATTCTAATGATGATATATTAAATGATATTGCTGGTTTAAAATCAGATGTTGAAGATTTATTTGAAAAAGCATCTAAAGCTGATAGCCAACTACAACTAAATATTGTCGAGTTATCTGATAAAACTTTTAAAGAATTTGGTAAAATAAGAGATATGATTAATGAGCTTAACAAACTTATTGCGATTGCACAAAAAACATCTGAATTAAATAAAATATTAATTGATGAAATAAAAGCAGAAGCAAGTAACCCACTTGGATAATGATTAAAGTTTTTATGGCTATAATTATAACCTCTATGCCTGGTTGGGAATCAGTTAGATACCAAGGTTTTTTATATCCAGATTTACAAACTTGTGAAACATCAACTGAATTGTATGTACAAGAATATAAAAATTATGCACAAAGTAAAGGTAACACAGATGCATATTTTGAATCTATTTGTTTTGAAATAAGCTCGTACCCTATTGCAAAATATAACAATTTAAAGTTAGGAATATAATGTCAGATTGGGAAAAAGATGTTGCTGAACTTAAGACAGATATAAAATATTTGCGTGAGGACATACAGATTATGCAAAAACAAATAAGAGATTTAAATGTTTCTGCAAATACAGGCATGGGTTTTTTTAAAGGTATAGTAATAATAGGATCTATATTAGCTGCTATTTATACCTGGTTAAAAATTGTAGATTAGTTTTGTCTTATTTTGGAAACCTACAAAAAATAAAAATAGGATTAGCAAATGAATACATAGCTGCTGCATGGTTGACTAAACAAAATTATACAGTTTACTGGAAAACACAAGACAATGATGTCATTGACCTAGTGGCTGTACATAGAATAACAGGTGAAGTTTTAAAGATAGATGTGAAAACTGCATCCATACGCAAAACTTGGAAACCTGGTACAGTGATAGGTAGAAATTTATCTAAATATCAAAAACAGTTAGGAGTAAAAATTTTATATGTTTTTAAAAATGGAAGCTGCAAGTTTAAACCAGATAAAAGAAATGATAAAAAGACATGAGGGGTACAGGTTAGAGCCATATCGATGTACAATGAACAAGCTCACTGGAGGATATGGCCATGTTATTTTACCTGGTGAAGAAGTACCAACAACAAAAGATGGTTGGGAAAAAATATTTGATAAAGATTTTGATAACGCTGTAGAGGGTGCTGCACGAATATGTGATGGCATGAGTATGCCTGATAAAAAATTTGGCGTATGGGTTTCTATGGTGTTTCAGCTTGGAGAAAATGGCACATCCAAATTTAAAAAAGCCATTAGTGCTGCCAAGGAAAATAATTGGGATGAATGTGCAGATCAATTATTAGATTCCAGGTGGCATCAACAAACCCCACATCGTTGTGAGGAACTTGCGAATATTATTCGAGAGGAGAACTAAAATGGATAAAATAAAATATATATGGAATGGATTAACTAAAAGAGGAAAAATTTTAGCTAGTTCATTAATTATAATATTAATATTAATAATAATTAGTTACTTATAATGTGGCAGTTAATAGCAAAACCACTTTTAAGTGTAGCATCTGATAGCATCAAAGCTTTTGCAAAAAACAAAGCAGCAAAAAACGAACTTAAATTAGAAGAAATAAAAGCATCTAAAAAAAGAATGGAGGACATTGCTGCTGGTAAAATTGCCTGGGAACAATCAGCTGTGGACCAAATGCAAAACAGCTGGAAAGATGAATTTTGGACCGTTATTTTTGGAGCAATATTACTTGGATGCTTTCTGCCCTGGACACAAGATTATGTTGCAAAAGGTTTTGTATTTTTAGATGAGCATACACCACAATGGTTTAGCACATGTTTAATAATTTGTATCAGTGCAAGTTTTGGTATTAAAACAGCTAAAGGAGCTATAGGTATCTTTGGCAAAAAGAAGTAAAAAAATTAAAATAGATGTACCTGGTCTTTGGTTTTTTTCTAAATCAAGAACTGAACAAGAAGAATATAAATTAAAAAATAAAGTTTCCTCCTGTATCAATCACACAGATCATCCTATATTTTCAAAAGACCACATGAGGACCTGGATGTGTGGAAAGTGTTTTTTTAGCAAGTAAGTCTAAATAAACAAGCTCATAGAAGCTCACCAGCGACTTTGTAGCAAGTCCGCTGTGTGATTGTACCCCCTAATTTTTGTAAAATTTACCTATTTTGTTACTTGCAGCTGTAAGTGACTTTACATCTTTCCAGTTGTTTCCTCTTTCATAAAGCACTGTCATATGCTTTGAACTATGATCTAGATGCGCCAGACTTGTGCTATCAAGGTCTAAATACTTTCTAAATTTAGCACCTAAACTTCTAAAATCATGTGTGCTTATGTTTCCATTCCATCCAGATTTTTTAAATAAATCTTTTATGTTTTGTAAAATAATATGATACCAGGAATAATTACCATTAGCAGCTGGTAAAACTAAATCCCTTGGGTTGTGCCATTCTTGTATTTCTTGCAGCCAATCTAAAAATATTTTTGTGTATTCTTCTGATACAAACACAACATTAGCAAAACCTTTATTAGCAAAATCTGTTTCATAAACTCTTGGCAAGTATTCAACAACATTTGTTTTTACATCAATACTTTTATCAATAACAAAACCATTTATTTTTGTACTAAAATCATTTTTTTCTATTGGTATTATTCTACTTATTCTTTGATTTGTTTCCAACAATGTTCGTAAAGTTACAAAATAAAAATTATTTTTTTGTAATTTTGCACAATCCAATACTTTATTGATTAAATTTATTGTTTCTTTTGGATTATCTGTTTTCAAAATATCTGGTACTTTTTTAATTCTTCTTTTGTATGCAGAATTAAATTCATTACGACTAACTTTTTTAGTTATGTACATTTGTACACCCATATTTTCTTGTGCAGCAACATTTAATATTGTACCAAGTTTTGACCAGCTACTTTTGTTTTGTCTTAATGATAAAGTTGTCAAAAATTTTTTCTCCAGGGATGTAAGAAACTCCATCGATATGTTTTTTACAGGGTAATCTTTCAACATAACTCCATTGTGTTTTATATTTTTTATAATATCCCAGGCAAACCTACTGTCACGCAAAGTGTTTTCTTTAATTATATTTTTATCTCTCTTTGCAATTTGTATATTATCTTCTATTTGTGCAGCATCACTTAATACTGCATTTATAACTGTATAAATATTTGTATTAATTTTATTTATACACTTAACTCTTTTTTCATCAGCTTCTTGTTTTGTTTGTGCATATATTCTTTCAACAATTTTTTTTGCATTACTATCGTAAACATCAAAGTAATATTTATTTGTATTTTTTTTGTTTAATCTTTTTGCTGGTGTATTATTTATATTTCTTACAATAAATTTATTCATATATGCTGATATATACTAATAAAATTAGTATAAAAAGCTATATTTTATGTTAGTTTTGTGCCTTTTTTGTGGATTTTTATGTAGTCTAGGCCATGTTCTGCACAAAATGGAAAGT